AGATGTATCAAAGACCATCGCAATAGTGAGTGCTTACGTTGGCTTAGTCGTAACGTCCGCTGGATTAGCTGGCACTATCGTAATGATCATAGCGCACGTTGGATAAACCCTTAGATACCCTGGAGATTCAAATGTCTATCATCGCTAAATCAGAAGTAGCTGGAGAGTACACAGTAACGCTGGCAAGTAATGACACAGAGTCACACTACTATGTGACCTATGGCAAGCAAGTAGAGGTGTACACGGACAAGATGGAAGCAACGAAAGAGTATGGATACTGCGTGCGTCACCAGGAAACCTGTGCTGGATTCCATGCGGATGAAAGCGAAGAATAACTACAAATAACACTTGCACAACACTGTGTGAGCCTGTATATTCCTTCCATGCGCTGCACACGTAGCGCCTAACAGATACCCTGGAGATTCAAAATGAACGCATTGATAAACATCGACCAATCCCACGCTTCTTACACTTCTATCAATACCGAAGAATGGATTGAACGTGTCTTGGGTTCAGAGGTACACCTGTCTGTAGCTGCTAAATGGGTAGCTGGTTACAACATGCCTGGATACATGCCGGACAATGAGCCTGCAGAGTTTGATACTGTGCAAGAAGCATTGACGTACATTGCGGACACTCTGTCAGACTTCGCTAACCAGGAAGAGGAAGACACTGAAGAATCCCAAGCGCTTGCAGAATCCTACAGGGATGCAGAGACAGAATTCTCTAATGCAGCACGGTGGTGCGAACACGATGATATGTCTGTTCGTGCTGGAAACTACGTATTCTGGGTGACAGAAGGCTCCAGCACGGACCTTGAAGACAGCATTAAGGACCAGTGGCTTATGCAGGCTGAAGACACCATCAAGGCTGCTATCGAATCCGAAGAGGGTGGTGTTGAGTACGCATGTACCAGGGTAGACAACACTTACAACAATGAGAATAACTTCGAGTCTAACTTTCAGTGGCAAGTGTTTTACCCTGCAGACTCCAGCGATTGGTGCTGGTCGGACAATGTGTATGTTGCCATTGAGATTCACCAAGGTGGTGACGTGCGTGGCAACTACGGTCGGATTCAATTGTTCAAGCTTGATAGCCTGGGTGACTCAGGGTTCCTTGATTGGTGTCTTGGTTGGTCTGTGCGTCACTCAGACGGTACGCAACCTGAGTATGAGGAACAATGCTCCCCTGGGTACCATTCGAATCCCTTCTGGTCTGGTTTGCTTCCTAACATCAAGGATGGTGAGAAGGGTCTGCGTTGGTCTGAGAAGCGTAACGCTTACGTAGCATGGGATACCGAAGGACGCGCTGTAGAAGTTTCCCCGTACCTGTACGTTTGATAGTTGCATAACTCAACACACAACACCACACACTGAGGTAACACCATGAAAGCTTTCACCTTCGGACACTGGCACGCGTGGCAAGGTACCGCACACATTCTGTTGTCGGACCAAGACACTCAACACCTTAGGTACTTTGGGACCCTTGATGAATGTGTCAACTGGCTTTACCTGAATGGTGACAAGCCTGCAGCACGGGCATTGAACGCTCACGCTAAGGTGAAAGTATGACCCTCTACCTAGCGATCATAGAATCCCTTGGTTCCCGCTTCACGGTACGCGTACGTGCCAAGGATGCAAACGAAGCATGCACAAAGGCTCTCATTGAAGCGGCATGCACCTGTGAGACCTGTAAGTGTCTGCAGGTGTTGCCTGTAGGGTCCTATGAAACCATGGAGTTATTCGCATGAACACATACAAAATCCTTCGTGCTGACTTCAGCGTATGGAAGCACCTCATGTATTTGCCCCTGGCACTTGAGGCAGTCAAGCGGGACACCGATGCAGCAAACCCTGTCTTGTTCATCGTTGAGGTGAAAGCATGAAAATCCAATTCAAGGCCAAGGTCCAGACTGTCTTCAATATGGACGATACGCCCGCCTATCACTACATCGCGGTTCCCGTGTTCAAGCGCTCGCATGTGGATATGAACGCAGCTAGACAACACCCGAAGTACGGAATGCTCGCCAATAGCGATATGTTCCCAGGGGTGTTGGCTAAGATTCGTTCGGGTATCGTTGGCGGTTCCTTGGGTCTCCGTATGGACCGTATCCCGCCTAACGTAACTGTGGATACCTCAGGGTTCCTTGCCAACGTGGTGATTGATGTATGACCCTAGAACAAATAGTCAATGCCCTACAGGTCCTAAGGGTTGCATGTGGAACCTCTAGTGCCACGTATGCCAATGGTCACTTCACTACGTATAACAAGGATGCAAAATGAACACGTTGATTGTGGCCCCTACATCGATTGAAGCCCTTACGGGTATCGCTGCTATCAAGGTATCGGCCCGCAAGCTCACGGCATGTGACGCTACCTTGTCCCGTAAGTTTGCTTGTGGGCGTCGCATGAGTGACGATACAGCTATCGGTGCAGCTACCACGCAGCATGGGTTCCTCTCACTACTCAAAGTCATTACTGAACGTGCAGTAAAGCCAGTATGATCGATACCGTACAAACCAAAGAACCCTAGGTAACCCCTGGGGTTTTTTACTTTGTATGGTCCATCACACAGCTACCTCATCGGTGCTACAGGCACTGGGCCACCCTTCGTCATCGTAAAAGGTGATGGTGTTGCTCAGGCCTTGTAAGCGTTCGATTAGGTAGTCACGTCTGTTCGTGTGTACCTGGACCAAGGAACGCAAGGTGTTGCCCAGGTCGTTTAGTTCGTCCTGTGTCCAGTCACCTGATAGGCGCTTGGCACGTAGTTTCTTCTGAACGTCCTTGTATAGCCATACGGTCCTAGCTTCCAGGGTATCCAAAGGCCTTGCATTGAGGCTCAGGTTGCACTCAGCACAGGCGTGAACTAGCAGCAATGGGATGTTTGCCTCACGGTACGCCTGGGAACCTCTAGCCATTACGCGAGCTAGTGCGGGCGTATGGTCTTTGTGTTCAGGGTATCGGCACTGGCAATAGAGGCACGAACGGGAGTCACCATACGGTTTGTACAGGTGACCTATGGCCTTTTGAGCAAAGGCTCTGTTTGTTTTGGTAGTCATGGGGGATAAAACGATGGATAGCCGAATGGCTACAGGGGCGCTAGAACGGCCCGGAGGGAACGAAGGGTTAAACCCGGAGGTGAAATGCCCGCCAGCGGTTTCTAGGCGTGCTACAGGGACTGGAATCGGTATTCCTGAGGGTACCGCAGGGTGCTATGTGCGACCCAGGTCCGAATCAGGGGGAATCTATACCCGAAATGGGATAGAGATAGGGGAAAAACAGGGGTGTAGCAGGCTGAACTGGAATCGAACCAGTGTCTCCTACCCGAGGTAGTTGTCTTTCCAACGTAGACGACAGCCAAGTGCAACCTTGATAATCCAAAAAACGAGGGGTACCCCCTAAAAAATTTTCCAGTTTTTTCCACGGGCGTTTCAAAAGCAACTTTCTAAGGTCCAGCAAATTCGACTAATTCTGAGGATGCGCCTTGGGAGGACCAGAAGGAGAGAGGGAGACTTCCAATCCTTTTGCCAAGACACATCCTCAGAATCCCTCGGGGTATGAGGGAAACGAGGCTCCAGCATTGCACTGGAGTCTTCGGGGACCCAATACATTACAGATAGATACCAGCAGCCACGACCATGGTCGCAACGAATCCCCAGCCATAGTATCCCGTGGAACCATTACGGTACCTCGAGGCCACGTAGTACAAGGGTGCTGCAACAGCAAGTGCGACGATGATCATGATGGTCTCTCTTAGTTATTGACAGGCTTCACATTCACCCTTAGCAGCCTGAACGCCACTCTGGGTATAAATGTAGTACAAGGCAAGTATACTTTCGTCTAGGAAAGCTTGCTGGTGAATTTTAGCGATATACGCCTCATCCTCATCAGCTGAGAAGAACAGATTCACGGATTGCCATTGGTCAACAAACTTCCCACGGGTCCCTGCCATTCTCAGAACAGCATCCTGGTTTATCTCGAATGCGGTCTTGAACACAGACTTCTCGTGCTCATCCAGCCAATCAACATGCTGTACCGAACCTTGCTTATCGGCAAGATCAGACACCACAGCTTTCGTATAGACGCTACGGGCCTTCATGATCTTCAAGAGTACCGGATTGATACGGTCCATCTCACCAGCGGCTCCGCTCGTTGTATAAACCATCGCGGGATCGGGATTGATACCTTCGCTCACGCCACCCATGAGATTCGCAGTGCTCTTCGTGGGAGCGATAGCGATACGATGGGTATTGCGCAGGCCATAGCCCTTGCACCACTCAGGTTCCCCAAGAATCCTAGCCATCTCTTTTGAAGCATCGCGACTGTGGTCATCGATATGCCGGGCAATCTCAAGGTTCTTCATGTGAGCCTGAAAGCCCTCGAAGGGGATCGAGTTCATCTGCAGGTACGTGTGAAGACCACACTGACCGAGGCCTAATGCCCTACCTTTCTCAGTGAACCGTACGGCATTCTCGAGACCAGGGATTACCTTGGCCTTCTGAATGAATTCCTCAGCTACACAGTCGAGGAACCATGTGGCCCAATAGACAGCATCGGTATCCTTCCACTCATCATAGCGAGCCACGTTCATCGAACTAAGCACACAGGTGAAAGTGTGGTCAGCATCATTGAAGAGCATGATCTCACTGCACAGGTTGCTATTGTTGATCTTGAGACCATGGTCCTTGTACATATCAGGACGATGACGATTAGCCTTATCGACAAAGAAGAAGTAACCTTTGCCGTGGACCATCTTCAGCTTGAGCATCTTCTGGAATCTACGGGTTGCCTCAGGGTCCCCAGTGTTCAACAGGGCCACATACTCATCATTAACTACCCAACCAATGTTTGCATCATCGGGATTGTTGTAGATGAAGTCAGCGACCTCATCGAAATCCCCATGCATGACTGGTAGGTAACCTGCATAAGCTCCTCGCCTAGCAGTACCTTGAGCCACATCTCGCATGTCTCGGATGAGTCCTGTGAAGACAGGTAGGACTCCACTAGCCTTTCCGCCAACACTGATGGGCGTTCCACGAGGCCTGATGTCACCAAAGTATCCTGAGGTCCCAAAGCCGTTCTTCGTGAGCATAGCCGTCTCAAGACGGTGCGTATAGAAGCCATGGATTGAGTCATCGATCTTTCCACCCGAGCACGACACAGGGAGACCGCGGTCTGTTCCCATGTTGGCGAGGATAGGGGTTGAAGGGGAAAGCCAGCCGTTCCAAAGGAGCCTGAAGAACCATTCGTATCCTAGGTCCCTAAGGCCCAAGGGCATATGCTTCGCAGCGGTGATGGCGATACGATTAAACTGACCTTTGACCGATAGGCCATCAGTATCATACTCGTACTTGTCCTTGAACATCTGGTAGCCTGAAGTCGAGTACCACTCTGGTACGAGACCATCGGCCTGCAGTTGCTTGCGTTCCTCACTCAGTTGTTCGTACAGATTCATGCTGGGAGGTCCCATGTGAATGCTTCCTCACTCCAGGACCTGTGATATTGCGACCCCATGCCGGAAAAGAAATCGTTAAAGGTGTAGCTGTTGATGGCCTTGTAGAACCATTCAGCAATGGAGTTTTCGGTGAGGATGAACTCTGGGGTGTACCCCAGGCTCTCCAAGACCGCATTAAGGCGTGAGGCGACGAAGTTCTTCAGTTGATCCGCATTGATACCATCAATCGGGCCTTGGTCGAAGATCATGTCCACGATCCGGCATTCATGAGCGTACAGCGCATGGGCCATCGCATAGACACGGTCCTCGATGTCATCAAGGTACTCAGGGGAACCCTTGGTCTCCTCGAGCAGCTTCTTGAAGACCCAAGCACCAGCCATGGAATGCAGGTTCTCATCACGTACCGAGAAGTTGATACCTCGGACCAGATTGAGGAGCTTGTTCTTACCTTGCTGCTGGAAGTGCTTCAGGAACGCGAAGGACGAATAGAGGATCGCACCTTCGACCAAGGCAAACCCTGCTAGGGAGACCAGATCGTTGGGATGTGAGACCACATCATCGATGTACTTCATACGTTCAGCGAGTACCGGGTCTTCACCATAGGACCCATAGAACTCATCGGTGTGCAGGAATAGCAGTTCGTTGATCTTCTGGTAGAACCGTTTGTGGATAGCCAGTTCGAACATACCGAACGTCGCAGCCATCTCTTGGAACTCAGGCCGAGGAAACTTCCGTTTGAATCGACCAGTCCAGTATTCAGCACCAGCCTTTAGTTCGTACTGGGTGAAGAGTTTGAGCACGGTCGTTACACCATGCTTCTCAGCGGGGGTCATGTTGACCAGGACATCCTGGACATCCTTCTCGACCTTCACTTCATCAGGCAACCAGAAGATGCTCAGTTGCTGCTTGGTGAACGCTTCGACCTCAGGGTACTGCGTGAGGAGACTATCGGTCTTCCTCTGAATGTTGGGTACGATTACATCTCTCATGGCTACTCTCTCTAGTAGTGTGTTGTGTAAAAAGGAAAAAGAATCACAAGGGAACCCCAGAGACATCCTCGCTCACTGAGTGACCCTAAAAGGTGCCGTGTGTGGTCGCGGGTATCAGTGATACATCTGGGGGAAGCCTGAGGCTCCCTTGTGATTCTTTAGGGTCCAAGGAAGACCCTAAGTTAAAAACATCATTACAAACATGAAAGAAAACTATGGTCTTACCTAAGATATCTTAGGGTCCTTAGGGTTTACCTTAGGAATCCCCTACCCCTTAGAGTTGCACAAGATTGTGTGTCTCTTCTATGGGGCGGGTTTGTGCGATGTCTTTGATTCTAAAGGCTTTTTTCTGTGCAGGGATTGTGGTCTCTATATGGGTACACGCACGCGAGACCCGAGGCTTCCCTTTAGAAAACATCTAGTAAATTCCCTTTGAAATCAAGCACATCGCACAAAACCGCCCCATTGCAGAAAAGCCGATGCAAAGCTGCACAAGTTGGTGTTGCATTGGTCTCCAACTTTCGGTATGATCGCTTCACTGGATCAACGAACCACCTGGAGCAAGACATGACCGATATCTCCCTGAATTACGAAGTACAAGCTGCACATGAAGAACGCATGCTGGCTAAAGGTGCGGAGCGGTATGAAGGAAATGCTGAGTTCGCTCACCGTTCTGGTGACCTGAGCAAGGCTGAAGAGAACCTGTTCAAGACTGCCCTGCCGAAGATGGTCGGGGCGCTCGAAGCTGCACACGCTGCTGAACAGGAGAAGGGTAAGGAGCGACGTGTCCCTTACGGCCGGGCCATGGAAATCCTTGAACCTGTGATGATGGCGGGTATCACGCTGAAGAACGCCTTCAATACAGCTACGTCTGAGGAAACTCTAACGTCCATGTATGAAACCATCGGACTCGAGGTTCGTGTAGCTATCGCCACTGAGCGATTGAAGAACGCCGACAAACAGGCGCACAAGAAGTTGATGAATCCCAAGATGAACCGCACTGCCCGGGCAAAGCTCGAAGCTGCTGAAGCCCTCCTGGACCAGTTTCCTGAGCCGGGTGTGGACGCAGAGTCGATGATTGCCATTGGTGCGGGATTGTTCTTCCTGGCGCAACAATCGACCGACCTCTTCGAGCACTTCGAGAAGACCGACACGAAGACAGGTGAAGTCCAGATGCACCTTGGGTTCACCGAGGTGGCTCACGAAGCCCTGCAGAAGGTCCAGGATCGCCAGCAATGGACGACTCCTGTGTATCAGTCGATGATGACCGCTCCGAATCCTTGGACGGCCTTCGACACTGGCGCATACAACGATGAGCGCATCGCCAAGACTGTGAAGATGGTCAACACCTTTGTCCCTGCGACGAAGAAGTTGGTCGCTGCTGCAGTCGAAGCGAAGCAACCGTTCGTGTACACAGTGAATGCCATTCAGGAAGTCCCGCTGCGAATCAACCGCACGGTACTCGATGCCCTGACGTTTGCCCATGAGACTCGCCTGAAGGTAGGCAAGCTTCCCGGCTCACGCCTGGTGGCTGCTGAAGATGCTGACGCTGAGGCGAAGCGTGGGGTTCGCAAGGACAACCGAGTCATCAACGCGAAGCATGCGGTGGTTACCCGGGACCTTGAGGAAGCCAAGCTCCTCGTAGATCAAGAGCGTTTCTTCCAGCCCCACACACTGGATTGGCGTAGCCGGGTGTATGCAAAGCCTGGATTCAATCACCAGCGTGCTGACTATGTTAAGGGACTGTTCGAATTGGCTGATGGCGAAGTCCTGAATGAGACCGGCGTGAAGTGGTTGAAGTGGAACACTGCGACGACCGCGGGCTTCAAGGTCAATGGCCGTGCGCTGGACAAGTCCCCTTTCGATGTTCGTGTTCAGTGGACCGAAGACAACCTCGAGACGATCCTTGCAGTAGCTAAGGACCCTATCGCTTCCCTGAGCCTCTGGCAGGATGCGGATAGCCCGTTCTGCTTCCTTGCCTCTTGCGTGACCTTGGCGGACTACCTGAGCGACCCTACGGGGTACATCTGTCGTCTTCCTATCGCTATCGATGGTTCGTGTTCGGGTATCCAGCACTTCTCCGCGATCATGCGTGACCGTGAAGGTGGCTCCTTGGTGAACCTTACCCCCTCGGAACTTCCCCAGGACATCTATGCGGCTGTCGCTGCTATCTCTGGTCCCTTGGTCGAAGCTGACCTGAACCACGAAGACGAAGTGATCCGCAAGCACGCGCAATTGTGGTCCTCCTACGGTATTGACCGTAAAGTGACCAAGCGAAACGTGATGACCTACGGCTACGGCTCTGAAGTCTCTGGATTTGCTGACCAACTGTACGAAGACATCATCAATGTCAGCGCAGAGTCTCGTGCTCACTTTGGGGTGACCAAGGACAACTGGGTCGAAATGATGGCTGTTGCCCGTTACCTCGGGAACCACAACATGACCGGGATTCAACAGGTCGTGAAGGGTGCCCCCCAGGTCATGGCGTTCCTGAAGGCTGTCGCTGGCACGATGGCGAAGGCTAACCTTCCGGTAGGCTGGACGACTCCCATGGGGTTCCCTGTGTTGAATGCGTACTACAAGCCGAAGTTTCAGCGGATCGAAACGATGCTGTGGAACAAGGCGTTGAACGTGCCGGTTCGCTATGACCCGAAGGTTATGACCGGGTATACATCGGACCTGAACAAGTTCAAGCAACGCTCATCGATCAGCCCGAACTTCATCCACTCGCTGGATGCGGCTCACCTGCAGATGGTCGTGTTGAACTCGAAGGCCGAAGGAATTCACAACTTCCTTTTGATTCACGACTCATTCGCCGCCCTCCCGAATCACATGGACAAGTTTGCTCGTATCGTCCGTGAGAGTTTTGTTGAAATGTACGAAGGCCGTGATCCCTTGGCTGACCTTTTGACTACGGCTCGTCAAGACCTGATCAACCTCGCTGCAACCCAAGATGAAACTGATGCCAAGAACACGGCGAAGTACATCAAAGAACTGGACAAGCTGATGGTACCCGCGCAAGGCGCTCTGGACATCAACAGCATCCTCGACTCCCAATACGCTTTCGCATAAGGAAACACCATGAGCACCTACCACGAACTGTTTGAGGACTTCGACGCCAGCGACCCGGACCTTATCGACAAACGCATTGCTTACTGCTGCGCTGAAGAAGACGACGCAGACGGTGATTGGGACGATGAGGATTACGAGGACTTCGACCTGGAAGACGACGAGTTCTAATTTTTTACACAACACACTGTTACACAACATAGGCCCTACGGGGCCTTTCTGCATTCCTAGGACCCCGTATGGAACCCCACGAGTACCTCATCGATGACTACATGCCACTCGATGTAGCAGTAGCCCTTATGGCCCAAGGCTTCGACATGAATGCCTTCGAGGATCACCAACCCTTGTTTGACCCTTACTTTGAAGATTGACACATGAAGAACTTTGTAACACCCAAAGGCCCCTCGGGCTACAGCAACCTGTTCACGCCGGACACGAAGTTTGATCCTGAAGGCAAGTTCAAGACCAGCATCACCCTGTCTGAAGAGGCCGCAAAGCCCTTGCTGGAAGCGGTAGAAGAACAGCGCTTGGAACTTGGTAAGAAGGCCAAGACCGCCAAGGGCAACCCGTTCAAGGTCAACGAAGATGGCACGTACACCTTCACGTTCAAGTCGAAGAAGCAGCCGAAGGTCGTCGACTCAAAGGGAAACCTTATCCGCGATGAGATTCGCATCGGTGGTGGCTCGACCATCCAGGTCCGTGGGGCCTTCAAGGAATACGAAGGCTTCGGTGGTGGTGTTAGCGCCTACCTGAACGAAGTGCGCCTCGTGAAGCTGGTCGAGTCGAGTGCCGATTGGGGTACCGATGACGAGGAAGACGAAGGCTACGTAGCATCGCCTAGCAGCCCGAAGCCCTCGAATAACCTCGAAGGTGCTGAGGCCGAGCAAGAAGAAGACGAAGACGTGAATTTTTAATGGCTACGCGTTCTTGGGTAACTAACAAGAATCGCGGACTGAAGGTGAAACAGAAGTTACGTAGTGGTCTGGAAGATCGGGTCGCAGCACAACTCGAAGCTGAGGGGGTGGCATATGAGTATGAAAAACTCAAGCTGCCCTATCAGATTGACCACACATACAATCCAGACTTCCGGCTTTCCAATGGAATCATCGTGGAGTGCAAAGGTCTCTTTGATTCCGCAGACCGCTCGAAGCACTTAGCAGTCAAGAAGGCCCACCCTCACGAGGACATCAGATTCGTCTTCAGTCGTAGCGCATCCCCCCTATACAAAGGTTCGAAGTCAACGTACGCAAGTTGGTGCTCTAAGCACGGCTTTGCTTATGCCGACAAGTTAATCCCTATTGAATGGATCAAAGAGAGAAAGAAGTGACCCAGACCCAACAAATCCTTAAACACCTTCGCAAAGCCGGAAGTATCAGCCAACGCGAAGCAATCCTTGACCACAGCATTCAGTCCCTCACACGACGTATTACGGACCTTCGGGACGCAGGGTTCAACATCGAATCCCATTGGAAGCAACATCCGGTAACTGGTCAGTACTACACCCGCTACACCCTTGGTTCCCCTGAGGTCCTCTGATGTTCACCTACGAGGTCCCGCAGGCCCAAGAGTCAGCGGTTGCCAATGCTGCCGAGTACTTCACGCTCCGTGCGGTTCAGCTTTCCAGTAGGCAGACCAATGACTACGAATTCCGAGCAGCAATCGTAACGGCCTATGTGGACGCCTGTGTCCGCCTGATCACGAGAACCCCATGAAAGTTAAGCATACCGACAACGGCAACGTGAAGATCACGCTGTCCCTCGAACAAGCTGAAGCCCTCCGTGCTGGTCTGATCTACGCAACGGGTCCCACGGGTGGCTTCCTGTCCATCTGGACCCAGGAAATCCTTGCGCACATCGACACGAAACTCGGTGACGCTGAAGTCAACATTTCGTTTTAAAGGTACACATGAAGACCGCAGACATTAAGGTTGAGCTTTTGGACACCATGGGCAGTGACCTTACTGTCGCTAACGTGGCCCGGGTGTCCTTCGACAAGCAAAGTGAGTGGGAGTATGACCTAGAGAAAGCGGAACGGATTCTCCCGGCAAAGGACGTGAAGCTGATCAACTACCTCGCGGAGCATGATCACTGGTCCCCCTTCGCTCACTGCTTCGCTTCGTTCCGTATCAAAGCCCCGATCTTTGTTGCTCGCCAGTTGGTGAAGCATCAGGTCGGTCTGAGTTGGAACGAGGTAAGCCGCCGGTACGTGGACAGCGAGCCTGAGTTCTGGATTCCCAAGGAACTCCGAAAGCGCCCTGAAGCTAGTGTCAAGCAAGGGAGTGGGGAAGTTTTCAATTATCCCAAGAACGATATTTTCAAGAGCCGGGTCGAGACCCACTCTTCGGATGCCTTGAGTCTATACAAGGGCCTCCTCGCTGAAGGCGTGGCTCCTGAAATGGCCCGCATGGTTCTCCCACTGAACACCATGACCGAATGGGTATGGTCGGGTTCCCTTATGGCCTTCGCACGGGTCTGCAAGCAACGCCTGGACCCCCATGCCCAAGTTGAGTGCCGTGAGGTAGCCGAGCAGATCGATGAGCGGCTCCGTTGGGCATTCCCTGAGTCAACCGCAGCACTTTTGGATAACTGAAAATGAAAGACTACCTTACCGAGCAAGACATCCTGGACCAGATTGTTGCCAAGCATTTCTTTGTATTTCCGGGTACGACCACCACGGTGTGTTGCCTGACCCTTCGAAACGGGTACACGACCATTGGGACTAGCGCCTGCGTTGACCCTGACAACTTCAATGCTGAAATCGGTGAGCGTTACGCGCTGGAAGATGCTGCTGAAAAGGTGTGGGACCTGGAAGGGTACGCCCTCAAGTCACGGCTTAACGCAGCGTACTGATGGAACGCGAAGAGTCCTCACTGATTCGCAAGGGACCGTGCGATGAGTGCGGCTCTAGCGATGCAAACGCCCACTACTCCGATGGTCACTCACACTGCTTTTCGTGTGGTCATTACGAGCGTGGAGATGGAGAAGTACCTACAAGACGGAGTAAGAAAGTGGCTGCAAATCTGGACGAGTATTCCAATGCCGAAGTTCAAGGCATCCCTCCGCGCATGATCAGTGAGGAAACCTGCCGACAGTTCGGTGTTCGTATCGGCCAGTACGCAGGTAAGAAGGCCCACATGTACCCGTACATCAAAGACGGTGAAGTGGTGGCCTGTAAGGTCCGTGGTCCCAATAAGGAATTCTCGTTCCTTGGGGACGCGAAGCACCCTCCGATGTTCGGGCAGAACCTGTGGGACAAGGGCAAGAAGATCATCGTCACCGAAGGCGAGATCGACGCTCTGACCGTATCGCAGCTTCAGGGTGGTAAGTGGCCGGTGGTATCCGTTCCTAACGGTGCCCAAGGTGCCAAGAAGGACATGGCGAGGCAGATGGAATTCTTCGAGAAGTTCGAAGAGATCATCCTGATGTTCGACATGGATGAACCCGGGCGGGAAGCTTCTAAGGCGTGTGCCGAGTTGTTCCCCCCGGGCAAGGCCAAGATCGCCTCGTTGCCCCTGAAGGACCCCAATGATTGCCTGAAGGCTGGCAAGGGTGCTGAGGTCATTCAGGCCATTTGGAACGCGAAGGCGTATAGGCCCGATGGGATCGTTGGTGTATCCGATGTACTTGCGGACCTGAGCAAAGTCGTTGAAGAAGGTCTTCCGTGGTTTCTTCCTACCCTCACTGAACTTACCTTTGGTAGGCGGTACGGAGAGATATATGGCCTGGGTGCTGCCACAGGTGCGGGGAAGAGTGACTTCATGGTTCAGCAGGTCGCGTATGACATCACCGTCCTTAAACAGAAGGTAGGTGTGATCTTCTTGGAACAGATGCCGAAGGAGACTGTATCGCGGATTGCCGGGAAGGTTAAAGGCAAGCGCTTCCACATCCCTAACGGCGACTGGACCCTTGAGGAGCGGGCTGAGGCCGCTAAGGAACTCGACGGCTCCCTGTTTATGTACGATTCATTCGGGCACTCCGAATGGGAAACCGTTGCGTCAAAGATGAGGTATCTCGCCCACGCTGAGGGGGTCCGCATTTTCTACCTTGATCCACTCACCGCAATGGTGGACACGATGAATGAACGGGAGTCTTTAGAAACCATGATGAAGGCGTTGGCTGGGTTAGCTAATGAGCTTCGGATCATGGTCACCTTCGTGTCCCACTTGTCTACCCCTGAGAGTGGGAGCCACGAGAACGGCGCACAAGTCTCTGCGAAGCACTTCAAGGGGAGCCGCGCTATTTCCTTTTGGTCGTTTGGACTCTTTGGCTTGGAGCGTAACCAACAGGCTGAGGATATGGAAGAACGCACCACCACAACGCTCCGAGTCATTAAAGACAGAATGACCGGGAATTCCACAGGACATACCCTAGCTCTAGGCTATGACCGGAACACAGGATTGATTTATGAGAAAGACAAGTTCACCCCCGAGCCTGACGGGGACGCCTACACCTTCTAGACCTACGGCTGAAAGGGTCCGTGAGTTGCTCCACTATGAAGTAGTAACCGGTCGGTTCTATCGCAAAGTAGCCACTAGGAACACTAAGGTTGGGCTAGCTAATACCAACGATAACGGAAGAGGATACCTCTACATTTTCGTTGATGGAAAGAGGCACGCGGTACACCGATTGGCCCACCTATGGATAACAGGCGAATGGCCTGAGCATGAAGTTGACCACATCAACAATGTGCGTGGCTGTAATGCTTGGCATAACTTACGTCATGCGACAGCAGGCGAGAACAGATACAACTCGTCTCTACGCAGTGATAACACAAGCGGTATCAAGGGTATCACCTACGTTAAGCCAAACAAGAACTGGTGTGCTCGTATCTACAAGGATGGGGTTAAACACTGGATTGGTGTCTTTCCCACCCTCGAAGAAGCCTCTGCCGCTGTACGCATTGCCAGAGAAACCCTACACGGCGCATTCGCCAAACATTAAAGAGAGAGAAACATGCTTAACGAACACGACATTCAAGACTTCCAAGAGGACCAAGGTGGTCTTCTGCTGGCTGAGTTCCATTCGGTCACCGCTAACGGCCCTACGGCCACGCGTATCGCTACTGGCTTCGACGAAGTTCAGCACTGCCTGTGCATCCACCAGGATGACATGGGTTCCCGTTCGGAGTTGGACGAGGACGACCTGGTTGTCCTAGACACCCAAGCTCAACACACGCTGTACCTGATCCTGAAGAACCGCTTCGAACCCCTC